TTCATATGTTTTTGTTCGTGTTCCACCACCGCACGTTTTAGAACATTGACTAAATTCACCATAAGAACCTTCACAATCAATAGGACAAGGTTGCGTATTACAAGGCTGAGTTTCTGTATCACCATTTAGATTAGGGCATGCGGTTCCACCATATTGTGCTGGTGTTGTTATTGTATATGTTTTTGTTTGAATACCACCACCACATGTTTTAGAACATTCACCAGTATTTACAAAAGAACCTACACAATTAATAGGAGGTGCAATAAATTCTATTTTTATTAAAGGACCAATATAATTATTATCAGTAGTATAACTAGTAGTATTAGAAATTGCATAATTTGTATTTACATATGAACTACCAGCACCACCACCCGCATCAGAACCTGTTCCTGCTTTACCACCAATTGCTCCACCACCTCCACCACCAGAAAAATAGTCTTGTGCCCAACCACCATACGTTATATTTGTAATATTAAATTCACATTGATTACCTCCTAAGCCACCACACATTCTAACTATATTACAGAATGTTCTATTATGTCTATCAGTTCCATTACCACCTCTACACGTGTTATTTATACCACCATTACCACCATTAAATCCACCTCCACCTCCACCAGCAATAATAATTGGATTATATGTATTTTCTGCATTTTTTACACATATAACTGAAGCACTACCACCTCCTTCACCACAACCAGAATGATATGGTCTATAATTTCCTCCACCTCCACTAAAATTTATAGTTTGATTATTATCTAATGATACATGAAGTTGTCCACCTACTTCATCTCTTCCATTTCTACCAACATATAATTTATATAATTGATTTGGTTCTACATTTAATTCTGTTGTTACTATTGCCCCTTTTCCTGGTCCTTGAGGCCATGTTGGTGCTGTACCATATGGCGTATAACCTCTTCCACCTATAACAGTAAATTTAACTTTCGATACTCCATTTGGCACAATCCATTCAATAATATTACCAGTAGTATATGTTTTAACTATATTTTGATTAAATAATTCATTTTTGTTTTTTAATAATAAAAAAAAAATAATTATAATTATACATATAATAATTATAAATTTTTTATTAAATATTATTTCAATTATTTTATTCATTTTAATACTTTATATATAATATTATTTATATTATTATAATATTATTATTTATTTTCAATTTATTTTATATTTTATATTTCCTTTTTTAACTATTATTTAACATAGTAAAATATTCTTCTGTCATTTGTAAAGTATTTTTATAAGTTTCATATAAAAATAGACATACAATTATAAATAATAAACTTTTTATTATCATTTTAATTTATTTCTAGAATTATTAGTATCTGTAATTATTAGTCTCTAGAATAATTATTATTTATTCTATAATTATTATTTATTCTATAATTTTATAATATTAAATTAAACTAATATAATTTAATTTAACTAATTATATTATATGTTAAATATATAAATAATAAAATAAAAATAATAAATAGTAAATAGTAAATAATAAAAAATAAATAAAAATAGATTAAAACTATCATAAATGACAGCACCTCCTAGAAAATTAAATGATGCTAAAACACCTGGTATGTGGGCTTTTGACCGCTCTGGTGAATGGTCTAGTAAATATAGAACATGTAATAAAAAAGCACCACACACGGCACCTTTAAATATAGATACTAGTAAAATTGACCCTTGTAATTCATTATGTAGATTATCATCTAAATATGAGGCAACCACGTGTAGTATTAGTATGTCTAATAATATACCAACTGTAACATTTTCTCCTAATTGCCTTATTAAATTTAGAAATGAATTTCTCTATCTTCGTAAAATGACAATACACCATACAAGTATGCATACTATAAATGAAAGTTATGCTGATTTAGAAATATTGCTCTATCATAACCGCAGTCCAACAAGTGATGATGAGGGTGGTGTAATACTATCAATATTATTAAAAAAAGGAGATGATTATGGCACAGCAAATGAATTTATGAATGAATTTATAAATCGTATGCCTTCAAATGAAATGCCTATTGAAAAAGATATTGATGTAAGTAGTCATTGGAACCCAGAACAACTCTTTCCAAGTTCAAAATCTTTTTTTTATTATGAAGGAGCATTACCTTATCCACCTTGCGATCCTAATTGGACGTTTATTATATTTGAAGAAATTGTTCCCATCGCCCAAAATATAATAGATACTGTTAAATATATGCTTGGTCCAGGAAATAAAAATATAAGACCAATACAAAAAACTCCAAAAGAGATAACTATTTTTTATAATTCCAACTCGAGTTTTGATAATGTTCAAGATATGAGTGATGAAACAATAGAAAAAGAATTGAATCCTGAAGCAACTGTTCCTCCTATTAACTCTCTAGGATCAACATCTTGGTTAAAACAAAATATATATTATATCAAAGCCATTGTAATTACAATTATATTAATATTAATGATATATGTAGCAATTAAGACAGCAAAACTTATAGTATCAAATGATTTACTCAATAGTTTTATTATTAAACAATTACAAAAAAAACAACAACGTGATTATGAAGCATCACAAAAACAAATGGCTGAACAACAAGCAGCAGAATATGGCGGAATACCACAAGTAGAAAAACCACCACCAATTAATAATAATAATAATAATAATAATAATAACAATAATTAATTTATTCAATTATTTTTTATTTAATATCAATTAAAAACATTTTCTATTTTTTTTTATATTAATTATTTAAAATATTTTCTATTTTTTTTATATTAATTATGTAAAACATTTTCTATTTTTTTTTATATTAATTATTTAAAACATTTTCTAAAATTTTTTTATATTAATATTTATTTTCTAAAAATTAAAATATTGATAAATAATAAATACTATATTATTAAAACTATAACCTATAAATTAATATAATATAAATATACTATAAATAAAATGGATACTTGCTTTAAATCTAGTGATAATAAACATTTTCAATGCCCACCTCGTATGGCTGATGGTCGTCATTTTACTGATTACCGTCCAAGTAATTTTATTAATGATTTAATTAGATCTGATAATAACATTAGCAATTCTCTTCATTATCGTGTTTTTCTTCAAGAAAATGCCGATGCCTTAATGGACCGTCATCGTAATGTTGCCTGTAAATTAAATTGCTGTGGTCCCTGTCCCATTGCCGATTCTAAAGAAGGTTTTGAAAATGGAACTATGTTACCCGAAAAATACAAATTTGTAACTGATGGTCGTGTTGGCAAAATGGTATTAAATGATATTAATGGTGTAGGAACTGGTCGTAAATTCTATTCTCAACCTAACTCCGATTGTGCTGAAATGCCTAAAGCGTGGCCTTCATCTCAACAAAAAAACCAATGTGCCTCACCTCTTGACCAATTTAATTACTTAGGTGATATGGCACCTGCACCCCAAGGTATGCGTCAAGCCGTCCCTGGTGGTGGAAAAGTATTAAATCATGAAGCCAACTTTTAAATTTAATACTTAATTTCAACTATTTAATTTAATATTTTTATTTTTTTAATTATTGTTTAATTTCATTTTATAATATTTTTTAATTTCATTTTATAATATTTTTTAATTTCATTTTATAATATTTATATTTTAATATAAAACTATTTTATTTAAAGTTAAAGTATCTAGAATAATTTAATGAAATACTTTTAATTATTTATATTAAATTATAGTATTAAAACAGTAGAACCTTATTATAAAATAAATAAAATTTAAAATGACACATATAAATTTAAAACATTTAGTTTTATCTGGAGGTGGATTGTTAGGCATTAGTTATATAGGATTATTTAAGTACTTTGAAGAAAAAAATGTTATTAAAACAATAGAAAGTATTACAGGTAGTAGCGCTGGTGCTCTTTTTGGGTCATTATTAGCATTAGGTTATACATCAAATGAATTAAATTTAATTGTAAAACAAATGGTTTTTAAAGATTACTTACAAATAAATGTTGATTCAATACTAAATTTTACAACACTAAAAGGTTTTGAATCAGGAAATAAATTAAACTTATTTATAAAAAAATGTATTTATAATAAAACGAATAATGAGAATTTTACATTTATTCAACTCTATGAAAAATATAATATAAATTTACAAATAGGCGTTACAAATTTAACTCAACATAAATTTGAACTATTAAATAAAGAGTCTAATCCAGATTTACCTATTCATAAAGCAATAAGTGCTTCTATAGCAATACCTTTTATATTTGAACCAATCACAATCAATAATGATATTTATTGCGATGGTGGTATTTTAGATAATTTACCAATTGATAGTGTTATTGATATGGACTTAATAGATAACACAACCACGATAAATAATAATTCTATTACTGAACCTATTACTGAACCTATTACTGAACCTATTACAACTCCTAAACCCAATACGAAACCTGAATTAATAAATGAAACTACACAAACCAAACCAGAATTAATAAATGAAACTATACAAACTAAAGACGCAACAAAAGAAGCAACAAAAGACAATAATATAGATAAAAATAAAGAAGAAAAAGAAAGTTTAACTGTTATTGGTTTTTATTTAATTAATCAAGGACACACTATAGATAAAGATAATTATAAATCAATTAATATAACAGAATATGTAAATTTATTTACAAGAACATTATCCAAATGTATTCTAAATAAAAAACTAGAAAAAACAAATATAAATAAAAATAAATATAAAATTATTAATATTGAAATACCTGGTGATATTATGTCATTTCTTAAAATAAACGCAACACATTCAGATATTGATGATATTATAAAAATTGCTTATAATGTTACTTTAACTAATTTAGAATAAAGTATTACTTTAATGAGTTAAACTAATTTTAAGAAAAATAACTAGTTAAACCTTCAAATGAACGTTCTCCATCATAATCTTTACTAGAACCATCATCATTTAAAAGTTTAACAGTGGGGAAACCACTAACATCATTTTCTTTAGCAAGTGATTTATATTTATCACAATCAACCATAACAAAACGTAAAGTTTTACCTTTATGGTCATTGCCGTTTAATTCAGTCATTGCTTTTTTATAATGAGGTTTAAAAGAGACACAGTGAGGGCACCAATCAGCATAAAAAAGAGCAACAATGGTTTCTCCATTAGCGGCTTTTAAATTAGGAGCACCATTTTCAAAAGGTTCATTAGCACGATTGCTTTTAGTAGCCATATAATAAGCACCAAATAAAACAACGACTAAACCTAAAAAGGCAATCATAGTCCAATCTCCCTTAGAAGATGAGCGGGTATTACGAGAATTATTTCTTTTATTATTAGAAGAAGGCATATTATATTTAATTTAAGTTAATTTAATTTGATTGAGTTAAATAAGTTATAGAATACTTTATAATTATTTATTATTATTTTATTAGATTTAATTTTTTTATTAATTTAATTTTTTAATTTAATTTTTTTATTTAATTTTTTATTTAATTTTTTTATTAATTTAAAAATGTATTTAGTTAAAACATTATAAATAAAGTGAAAAGTTATAATCATAACTTAAAAACTAATATTTAAAATAAATTAAATAAAATAAAGTAATTAAAATAAAAATATTCATTATTTAAAATGAATCATCTTTTTTCAAGAAATATATTAAATTCAATTATTCCTAATATTACTATGAAATTTAAACCAAGTATAGATTATAGAAAATATTATAAAAATAACAATAAAATTAATAATAGAATTAACAATAAAATTAATAAACATAATAAAAATAATAAAAATAATAAAATTTTCAATAAAAACAATTTATTTAATATTAATAATAAAACTAATTTACTTAAAACTAATAATAAAACCAATTTACTTAATACTAGTAATAAAGAAACTATAATACAATCTATTAATAAAACTATTATTGAAAATAAACATATAAAAAAAGAAACAATACCAAAAAGAATTAGAGAATTAGTTTGGACAACACATAATACTGAAGTATTTTCTAATAAATGTTATGTGTCTTGGTGTGATAATATAATTAATGTCTTTAATTTTCAAGTAGGTCATGATATTCCTGAATCAAAAGGAGGGACGCTTGATATTGATAATTTAAAACCAATTTGTGGAAATTGTAATTTATCTATGTCAAATAACTATAGTATTAAAGAATGGTCTAATTTAATAAAAATTAATAAAAATATAAGTAATAATAACACTCCTATAAATGACAATATAATTATTAGACCAGAAACAGTAATCAATAAAGATACAGTAATTACACCAGAAACAGTAATCACACCTAATATTAAAGAGTATCCTGAAACGAACGAAACAAATGAATTACAAAGAAACAACTCATTTCTAAATACTATTTGTAATAGATTACCAACTATACCTTTACAATTACCATTAATTACTATGATTTTATATCCTCTAAAATATATAAGAGTCTAAACATAAAAGAAAAATAAAAGAAAAATAAAAGAATTTTAAAATATAAGAGTCTAAAAATCCAACTCAATACTATTAGTTGGATTATATGTATTTAAATCACTATTTGTAATTTTTTGCTTTTTTGCTTTTGGTGCTCTTTTATTTGGATTATAAAATACAGACTCTGAATTTTTCTCTAAGTCTTCAATATAATCTACAATACTACCATTATTTAATCCAATATCTTTACATTTACAAATAACATCCCACGCTTTACATAATTTAGGAACATATTCTCCTTCATATAATTTAGAATCATAAACAACAGTTTTTTCACTATAAACATCTAAACGCCAAAATTTAGTAGTCACAAACATAAATCCATCTTTAAAATGTTCGCCATTCATATCAACAACCCATTTTTCAATACTATTTTTTTCATAAGGTGCGTCTAATGGATACAATACATACTTATGACGTATATCAACATCACTAAATCTCTTTTTATACCAAACAACAAGTCCTTTTTCATAACCCATTTTATTAAGATTTTCTTTAGGAATATTTTTATTTTTAATACGTTTTTCCCAATTTGAATTACTCATATCTAATTTATCAGCCAACATTTCATCTAATGATGTATAAGGTTTATTATTAGAAGCATATGAATGACAATTAATATCAACAATCGTTGTCTCAACAAAATCACAAATAGGTATTTGAGTTGTATATTGTTGTTGTAAAATTTGAACCATATACTCGGGTTTAACAGTTGTATCAATTTCACGGCTATAAGGATTTTTAATTTCTAAAAGACGTCCATATTTAGACTTACATTCATACGTATCTTTATGACAGGCAGTAATAATACCGTCAGGACTTGCTCCAATACAATCAGTAGGAGACCTTAAAATACCATATTCCGTAACGGATACACTATTACGTGATTCATAAATTGCTCTGGAAACATCTTCATATGTATTACCATGCATCAATGGAGGAGCACTAGAACTAACATAAGAACTCACCCCAACTTTAATTTTTAATGAACTAATTGCCCTTGACATACCACATTTATTTAAAAAATATCCAGCATCACTCGCAGATATCATCGTTTCGCGATTTTTAAACCATTCAGGTGTTTTTTGCTCAATAAGAGGAATATTAGCAATACCATTACATGTTTCAATTAATCCTGGAAAATAATGTTCTTTCATCATCTTTAATAAATATAAATCTACATCTTTAGTTTCAATAGTTAATGGAGTAGAATTAGTTGTTACAGAACTATCCATAATTAAACTTGAATTATATTGTTTAACTTCATTTAATAATAAATTTCTATAACGATTTAATGTATATAAATAAGCCCCATTATACATAGGGTTTTGTTTAATTAAATGAATCGCATTTTTATCTATTTTAGTTTCTAAATCTAACATTATTTTTTCAATATCTGTATAATAGCCACTTATTTCTGTCATTTTATTAATATATACAGTGTTTTATATATAAAGTGTTTTATATTTAAATGTATGTAATTAATTAATATAGTTATAATACTATAATTAGTTTTATATTCAATTTTTATATTCAATTTTTATATTCAATTTTTATATTTATATATTTTAATAAAAAGAATCATATTTTAATACAAATAAAATATTTATTTATTTTAATACAAATAAAATATTTATTTATTTTAATACAAATAAAATATTTATATTTTTCACTATAAATAAAATAAATACTACATATTATACATTATACATTATACATTATTTATAATGAAAAATAATAATTCTAAATTAATTAATAAATTAAAATCAATAAAACCTATTTATTATATCAGTATTGTAATCATATTGATTGGGTTAATTGTCGGTATTGTATTTCTAGTCAACTATTTAACTAATAGACATTCGAAATCAAAATCACAAACGAATTCAAATATTAATTTAAAAAAAAATGGAAATCCATTATTAATGTTTGGTTCATATTTAAGTGACCAATTAGGTGATGATCCAAAACCCAATACTCCTACAAATGTAAATGGATATTTTCAATGGACTTGGGGAGGAAATGGGTCAGGGACACCATCAGGTTCATGGAACATAGGTATTTTATTTGGTGGTGAAGACCCAAAATCAGCAATTATAAACAATGTTTCCAATAGTTTTCAAGTTAAAGCACCTATAAAATATTTAAATTTAGGTGGTGGTCTTGATACTACTGGATGGTCATTAGATTCAATTACATATGTAAATAATAATTTACAAAATATTAAAAATAATAATTGGGATGGATTATGTTTTGATATAGAAGTATGTACCCCAAATGTATCTTTTGTTTCACAATTTGCTGATTGTTTTAGTAAATGTAAAAGTATTGGCTTAGATGTTTTGATAACAACTAGTGGTATATTACCTTATGCTTGCAAATCAGGTGCAGGTCAAGGTAATGATTTAATAAATGCTTGGCTTAATGACCAAAACATTGATTATATTTCACCTCAATTATATGGTGCCGATGGTCAAACTCTTGAACCTGCCGATTTAACAGCATTTGGTAATGCTAAAGCCAAAATAATACCAACTGTTCCATATGCTAAAGATTGGGATTCTATACAAGATTTAGGTATAAAACCTTATGGTTATTTAGTCTGGAATCATGATAATATAACACCACCTATAAATAATAATATATGTGGGACTACATGGAGTGATGCATTAAATAATTGTAATTCTGGGAATCCTAAAACCTGTATGACTGATGATGATTGTAATGGAAATTGTTATAAATTTCCTTGTTATAGTGATAAAAAATGCGGAACATCTTATAACGATGCTGTATCCAATTGTGCACAAAATAGTGATTGTCCAAATGGTGTTGATAGTGATTGTCCAGCAGGTCAACAGTGTTTTGGCGTGCCTAAAGTGTGTGCGTAAAATAGTATAACTAAATAAAAAAAACAATACTTTAAATTATTATAAACTTTATATAATTTGTTTTATATAAGTTGATTTATATAATTTATTTTTTTTAAGTAATGTTTTTTATTCTTAAATATGAAACTATTAATGAATTAAATTATAAACTAGATGATGAAGACTGGAAGGGTAAGTTTATAATTTATATTTATTATTTTTTATTAATAATTATTATTTTTATTAATAATTATTTATAGTTTTATATTTATAAGAACACTTACTTAATAAATAATAAAAAAAATCAATTTTTGATAGTTTTTTTAATTTTTGTTATTTTCTTCAATAACTTTAACCAATTCCTCAAGTTTGTCCATAAATTCGCCAATTGGGAAGGTTGGTTGAGATGATGTAGCAAAACTACTCCACTTTGACCAGGAGTGACTACAATACAACTCAATTAATGATTCATGAATTGTAAGTTGTTCATCTGTTTTTTGCAAAATGCTTTGTAAAATAATTAATAAGCGTGCCCAAAAAATTTCCAGGTCGCCAGGAGCACACCCATAGGCACGTACCGCATTTTTAAAGAAACTTTCAACATTTTCTTCATACTCAATACTTGTTGGTTTAGCCATCTTCAAATACACAAAAAGCAATATGTGTAATAATATTAAAAATTAATATTATAATATAATAATCATTTTTTTTATTATATTTACTTTTTTTTCTATTTTTATTCATTTTTTAATTTATTATTAATCTATTTTTAATCTTTCTATATATTAAATATAATATTAGTATGTCTAGAACTAAAAAAATACAAAGTAAAACATCTAAACAACAAAATAAAACATCTAAACAACAAAATAAAATATCTATAAAACAAAATAAAATATCTATAAAACAAAATAAAACATTTACAGCACGTATTATAATTAAAGATAATGTTGGTGGAATTGTTGTTGATAAAAATACGATAAAAGAAATTATTGAAAAATGTGGTGGAAAAGTAGAAGTTGTTATATATAATGATATTAAAACTAAAATACAATCAAATATACAATCAAATATACAATCAAATATACAATCAAATATACAATCAAATATACAATCAAATTTATTTAAAAAAGTAAATTTACAATTTTTTATAGAACATATCTTTTTAGAATATCCGTTAGAAACATTTCCTGCCGATAAATCATATATTTTTGTTAATCAAGAATATATAACAGATTGGGATATTGCTAGAATGAAAGATAAAACTATTATACCTTTATGTAAAACCCGCGAAGGACTTAAAACATTAAATAAATTAGATATTCCTAATATTAATTTTAATTTTAACTATGTAGGATTTGGTAATAATAATCAATTTAAGTATGTTGATAAAATTGAAAAACTACCAAATTTATTTATACATATTATGGGTTCGAGTCCTATGAAAGGAACAAACACATTAATTAATACCTGGATACATAAAAAGATTAACTATCCTTTAATAATTACTGGAAATAATAAAGCAGGAGGTAATACTAATTTATTTAATTATTGGAAATCATTAAAACCTAAATTAAAAGAGTTACCAGAACCTATTTTAGAGAAATGGGAAGAATGGAAGCACCTTACTAATACAAAAGAAAGTTTTTTACCTCAATTTGAAAATATAGGCTCTATTTATTTCTGTAATACTAAAAATACTATATTAGATTATAATGTTATACAATTTTTACAATCTATCGCAGACGTCCATATGTGCCCCAGTTTAATTGAAGGTTGGGGTCAATATATAGATGAAGGACGTCGAGCAAAATCCGTCGTTGTTACTCTTAACGCACCACCAATGAATGAATTAATTCAAAATGATAAAACAGGTATATTAGTTAAAGCATCAAAAGGACCATCAATGAAACAACTTTTACCCCACGGTTGGACGCAATATTTTACAAAAAATAAATATTATAATACATTTCTTTACGGAACTTATAAAACTACAATTAATGATTTATATTATAGTGTAAATAAAATATTAAATATGTCTCAGGAACAAAAACAAAAATTAGGTAATAATGCTCTTTTACAATCATTAAAAGATTTTGAAAATTTTAAAAACAAATTTAGTAAAGTTATTATGAAACATAGTAAATAAAAAATAAAACAAAAACATAAAAATAAAAACTAAAACAAAATAAAAAAATAATCAGGACACGCCTTAATTATTTTTTAGTTCTTATGAATAGTATGATATACTATATGAATTACAAGGATGGCGAAGGGCTAATTTATATCTTCTATCATACTATTCGTAAGCACACAATTTATAATTAGTAAATAAAAAATAAATTTTTATAAGTTTCCGATTTTTTCCGTTTTTTTATATTTAATATATTAGTATAAATTATATACATTATAATAGTAGTAAATAGTAGTAAATAATATTAACTAAAAATGAGTATTACTAAAAAAACTCAAGGTAAAACAAACCATAAAACTAAATATGGTTCTAGATACAAATCAAAAAAAAATATTAACAAATCAAAAAACAATACAACAATATTATGTAATTTATCCTATAGTAATAATATACCAGAAAAAGATGCTATAATTTTATCTTGTAGTTTATTTAAATTAAATGATATGTATCGTGATATCACTATTTATATTAATGGATTAAAAAAAATACTTAAATGGATTGAAAATAATAATCATAAAATACATTTATATATATATTATGATCATAGTATAGAAAATGATAAATTATTTTTAGATTTAAAACCAGTTTTAGATAAAAAAACATATATTACAATATGTAAATATTATTGTGAAACATTTATAGATAAAACTAATGGTATGCATAAAGGTGTTTTTGGCACTTTTGTAAGATTTTATCCATTTTTTAATATAAAATTATTAAAAAATATAAAATTTATAATAGATATTGATGTAGAAGATAATTATTTATATATTATTGAAAATTGTTTATTTAATAAAATAAAATTATTAAAAACAAAATGTTTTGTTTTATGTGGTATTGGTAGTGAATGGTTATATAATAATTTATATACAAACAAATATATTAATGGTTTAGCTGCTGCAAATTTTGTTTTACAAAATATGTGTTTACCAATTAGTTTATTAAATAATACATTAATTAAATTACGTGATAATGATCCTAAAATATTAAATTTAGTAAATCAAATAATAATAAAAAATAAAAACAAATTAAATACAATTAATAAATCAAATAAATTTTATAATACATATACAAAATTTAAAGATAATAAAATATTTACATATGGTATTGATGAATGGTGGTTAAATAAAATTGTATTAAATTATATCATAAAAAAAGAAAAAGAAATTGGTATAATATATAATCATGATAAATTAGCAAATTATTTTAATAATAAAATAATTAATTGGAAATTAAGTAATAAAATAAATGTAAATAAATTTTTACAAGTAATATTAAAAGATAAATATACTAATAATTTTAATATAAATTTAAAAATATTATATAAAATATGCAATTATGATAATTATCATACAATTAATGAATATAAACAATATAATAATTTAATAAAAAAAATTTATGATTTAATAGAAGATTATAATAATAAAAAATTATTAATTATAAATGATAATTATTTAAATGATTTTAAAAAACATATTCTTTATAAATATAATTGTTTTAGTAAAATGAATACATATAATACACCAAAAGATAAAATATTATTTAATTATTTATGTAAAAATATAGATATACCTATATTAAAATTTAATATATAATATACATAAATATTATTTTATTTTTTTGATTTACTCATTATTAAATTAAATATAATATATATATATATATATTATATTTAATTTAATTTAGTAATGAGTACATTAAAAATTAGTATATCAAAAACTAGCACATCAAAAACTAAAAAAAATATACATTGTGAATCTATATCTTTTGGAAATTTATCAAATGAAAAACATTACAATTCAAATTATTTAAAAAATAAAATTTGCAAATTTGTGCCATTATATGATTTTAATATTAATATAAAAAAAAATATTATATCTTCATGTTTTTTTAAAATGAAAAATGGATATAAAAATTTTTCAGAATATGTTAAAGGTATTACTATATTAAATGATATAATAACTAAAAAATTAAAAGAGTTTACATTAAGACTATTTATAGATATGAGTATATATAATGATAAAAAAATTATGAATATGTTAAATAAAATAGAAAATATAGAATTAGTAGTATATTGTTGTAATAGATTTGTAAAAAATGATATATATCATTTAGGTACTTTTGGAACATTAGTAAGATTTTTTCCATTATTTAATTTTGATAATAATGATTCAAAAATGGTTATAATTACCGATATTGATTTACACATTGAAGATTTTCATAATATGCATATGTATTATCATTATATTTCATTAAAAAAAAATTATTCAGATAACGAAATAAATAAATTATATATATATGGATTTGGAATATTTGATAATATATATAATAATAAATATATATTACCCTATATACAAGCAGCTAATATAATTGGTATTAATAAGATACCTGGACATATAATAGAAAATTTTTTAATTAAAATGGATGTATCAAAAATTACTTATACAACACGTGAAATCTCTAATAAAGAAAAATCAAGTAAATGTGATGAATATATATGTTTTGGTATAGATGAATATTTTTTAAATATTACATTGATAGATTATTTATTGAAAAATAAATTTTCAACATTATTTTTAGTTAGATATAATATAATGGGTCCTATATATAATTATTTAAATTATGATAAAAAATATTTATCATATATTAAATTTTTAACTAAAGATATATATATAAATAAAGATATAAAAAAACATATAGAATTTGTAAATAATATATTTTATAATAATACTACAATAAAACAATTTTATAATAAAATTGAAATTATGTTTATAAAAAGATACTATGATTTACTCTATAAATGTTATAAATTAAAAGATTTTACTATATTTACTAAAGATTTTATAGAAATCTCATTTTTAAAATCAAATATAGGATATATAAGTAAAATTAAATTAATAAATTATAATAATAATTTAAAATCTAAAGAATTAAAAAGTAGAAAAATAGATATAAATGAAAACGATATAAATTATTATAATAATATTATTAGTAATAATAATATTAAAAATTTAATATTTTAATAAAAATAAAATATTCTTTTACCAAGTATTATCTAGAGTAGTATAGACAAAATATTTCATATATAAAAAAAAGTTATAATATAAATTATATAACCTTTATATACAAATAATCTTTTATATACAAATTTTTATTTTTTATAATAATTATATATTTCAAATAATAATGTTTTATTATAATTTAATATATATTTTCTGTATTTTTTATCTTTAAATATTATCATATTTGGCGAAATTGAAAATTCTTCTCGAGCTTTATAGGTATCAGTATCACGGTATAAAACTATATAACATTTAGAATTAGGATTAAAATATGCACCAGCCATGCTAAATGTGCTACAACTTAAAACAATATAAGATGCTTTATAGAATAAATAAAATGAATTTAACCAATTTATATTTAATAAATGTATATTTTTCATAGTATTAAAATTATTATTTATAATAAAATGATTAATAATATTAGTAGAATCAGTAATTATATAAATAGTTATATTTTTATCCATCATAAGTATATTATTTATCATATCTATATAAAATTGTGGTGTATATATTAAAAATTGGTCTCTTGTCATTTTATTTATATCACGATAAGCAATCTCTAATTTATCACCATATCTAATATGTATAAGTGCATATTTTGTCTTTTGTATATTTTTAATATTTTTATCTAAAATTAAACTTTCATCCATTTTAAAAATGTCTTTATCTTCATCATTAAGTGTTTTATATACATCATATGTAAATTTAAATGATGAATCAAAATAGGTATTTTCTGGTAATATAGTATAATTTGGTATACTATTTAAATTTTTTATATTAAAAAATGGATATTTTTTAAATAATTTTTTTTGTTGTAGTAAAATAGTTTTATCAGAATATATATAATCTAAATATATATAATTTATCTTTAAAGATGATTTAGGAAATATTTTATCAAATTTAATATCGTCATTAGAATTATGAGGTGTTTTAGTCAACATTAAATTTATAATTACTTTACCATTATAAAAATTATATAAATAAATAGCAAATATTAAATAAAATACTTTATTACCAAACCCTGAAAATATAAAAAAATATATATTTTTTTTATGATTAGTATCTAATATTTTATTATTTAAATTTTGATTATTTAAAGTTTGATTATTTAAATATTTATTATTTAAAATATTATTAAGTTTTTTATATAATGTATCTAGCATTTTAGTATTCCATATTTCATATTCACTTTTATAAAATTTCATATAAAAGTTCCACCAATATTCTGCGTCTTTCCAACCAATAAAGAAATTTAATTTGTTAGTATCCCAAGGTTTGCCCTGATTACCATATAAATCTAATACAACTAACTCTGGATGCTCTTCTGGATTGACCCATCTTCCAAAAAAACGAGGTTCAATAGCATATAGTTTATCTTTAAACATACGGCTTACCATTTCTGTATCACCTCGTGTTTTTATTTGTTTTTGTTTTATCATTTTTAATTCTTTATGTATCTCATTCATCATATATTTACTAGGTTTAATAAGTAATAAAGAGGTTTCAATATTCATACCTTCATTTGTTTTTTCATTTTCATAGTTAGTATAAGGTATAAGATTACCGTGTAATTGAGTATTACCTTTTATATTTTTATTCCACTGACAATATTTATTCTGGAATTGCTTAAATAATTTACCATTTTCTTTAAATTCTTTAAAATATCTATCTTGAGGAGTATTACCTACTTTACCCATAAATATAACAGAAGGAGTATTAAGATTAAATAAACTAACAATATCTTTTTTAAGAACTAACATATCTGAATCCATAAATAATACTTTATCATAGTCAGTCATTTCAAAGATACGTAATTTAGTAAATGTTTTTGAATAAATCTTTTGTGTATTTGGGTTTTTATGTTTAATTAAATGAGGAGGGATTTGTAAATACTCAACTTCAATAACACGGTCATAAATATTAGAAATAAGAGCACGTGCTTCTAGCGATACATCATTTGTCACCATACAACATAATGTAATATATTTTTTATATTCTTTGGGAATAACTTTACGTATACTAGAACCTAATAAAAGCACACCTGGTAAATAACCATCCCCACCAAATAATAATGTTGTAATGGCATAGTTTGGCTTATTATGAGTTTTACGTGTTGAACGAGTATTACGTTTAGTCTTTCGTGGTAAATGTAAAGTAGATGTAATTGACACACATTTTTTTTTAGTTTTATCTAGACAACAATAGTTAGTTTGGTTTTGATTTTTATGTTGTGTTTTAGATTTAGAATGTGTTTTAGATTTTGATTTATTTTTTATATATTTCATTTCTTATTTATTATATATATATATATATATATATATATATAAATATAAATATAAATTATAAATATTTTAAAACTTATTTAAA